GCGTAAACATCGAAACGTCTTTGCCAGCGCAACGCTAAGCCGCGCATCAGGTTATTTACGTAGTTCACGGGGCTGGCATCTTGCGCCATGCGAGGTGGTGCTTCTCGGTAGGCAGCCGTCAACCAATACTCAAGGGATGACTGCATTTCATCGACCAACTTCAATAGAGCCTTGCGGTACTTGGCTTCTAGCCCACGGTTGGCAGAGACAGCACGGGCAGTTTTAGGCTTCTTCGGCATCTGCTATCTCCGGCATCGCATCAACATCTAGCCCGTGATACCCACTATCCTTGCTGTGTGCCAAACGCTCACGCTCTTCTTGTGGGTCAAGCACGCCTCGGTCTATGTAAGTGGCTGCGGTGTTGGCATCCTGTGCACGAATCCCCGCCAGCTCGATTGCGCTCATTTGGTAAAGTGGCATGAAATTAAAGCCAATATCTGGGTCAATCTCGCCAAACAGGGACAGTTGCACCAGCGACAATACGGTTTCAATCGGTTTCCGCCAGTGGCTTTCTTGTTGTGCAGCTATCCAATCGTAAAACGCCCGTACCTCGCCCTCGCTGCTGGCATTCAACCCACTGGGGCTGATACCCGTCAGGATGATGGCTGGCAGACGCGACACGCTGCACATCTGCTCTTGTGCTTGAGATTGCAGTTCATGCAATCCAGACAATGGGGTGTTGATCTGCACAAGCTCCTCACGCTCTTTGTCCAGCAGCATCAACCCCTTGTTGCTGCGCAGAGTCGTGAACAAGGTGGCTCGGTTAATCAGGTCACTGCCGTCGTCATCACCCTGCAAAACTTGATCCATTGACGTAGCAAGTGCCGTAATGGAAAAGTTGCTTATCAGGTCTGAAACGCTTTGCCGCGTGCGCAGCCAGTTGTCAACGTATGGCTCGGCGAGTTGGCTCAGAGACATTCCGGCGAAATTGAACGCAGGCTTTAAGATGTCTGGAAGGGGGCGCGTGACGATAGTCATCAGTCGGGACGCATGTACCTCTTTGCCCAACACGTACCAGCCTGTTGGGGCGTAGAAGTCGGGTGCGGTAGGGTCATTGCTATTGTATGCCGCCGGGGTTGTCCAAATCGCCTCAATCGTTTTGATGGCAGTCAGCGACTTTTCGGGTATGGTTTTGTTTGACAGGATAAGCGGTGTTTTCGGGTCAGCACCCACGATGTCCAGATAGATTTGACCGCGCCCGAACAGGCAATCATGTTCAGCCGCTTTTTGAATAACGCCGCGCAAGTTCAGCCGTTTGAATTCAGCCTCAATCGCCTTGAGTTTTTCGCCTGCGCTGTCATCCTCTTGACTTGATGTCAGCTCTATCCATTCCCGCGTCAATTCCGTTGACAGTGCTGCTGCGAACGCCCGGAACTCGGAGCGGGTAGCCAGTTGCGCCAAATAAGGGAAGCCGGGGAAGCCTCCGCCAGAATATTGGAACTCGGTATACGCTGGCGAATCCATCGCCATCACGGGGGCGGATGATGGGGCAACGCCGCGCAACAGCCGTGGGGGCGTAATCGGGTAATCGTAGTGCTTTTGGGGACTGTCTATCATCTGCGCTTTCGCTGCCGCTTTTTTCAAGCTCATGGCTTTGTCCGATGTGGGGTAAAGCCATGATTATAGGGCATTACAGGTAGTCGCGCACTGATTCGTTAAAAAGCATCTAGCAGCTTATCCATGTAGGGCTTTGCCTTCCCGGTACTCGATAACTAAATTTGAACTACGCGGATTTAATTCTTGACTTTCATCATCTCGCCGCAGCCTTGGTTATTGCTGCCTGACTGACCGACAGGCGAATTGGGGTGATCAGTTCGGAAAATGCCCGTGACAGCGCGTCAACTTGGTCGTCATTGCTGCCATTGGGAAACATTCGCATTTCGTCAATTAGAGCCGAATTCCAGCCGCCGCGCAACATCAGTACATTGCCCACATTGATTTGAGCCGCGAATGGCTCAGCACGGGTGATTTTATCGCCCGTTTCTGGGCTGGTGTGGATGCGGTAGCCTGACAGCTTGCGCGACAGGTACAAGATTTGTGTTTTCCCAGCCTGTCCGGGGTCTTGGGGGAGGCTGATCTTTACCGACTTGCCGTCGAGTGCAGACGTGTTGACTAGCGCATTATCACGCTCATCTGCAAGCGCTCTTAGTCGCACCATATCACCAATGACAAACCGACCATCGGGCAATCGCCCCAGCAACCCACCCGCCGTATAGTCACCGTCCAATGTCGCGGCAAAATCCCAGCCTCGCACCCATGTAACCCGCTCGGCGGGTAGTGCGTCAATAATCTGGATTTGACCCGGCTTGAATATGCCGCCATCTAACGGGGCTGGTCGCTGCATGTATTGACCTGCAAACACGTATGGGCTTGCCTGCTCCATCACGCGCAATTCAGCAAGGCTGTGCTTTTCAGGCCATAACGGAGAGCCGTCGGGCTGGATAGCTGGCAGGCACAAATGCTCCCATTTTTCACCATTACCGCCATTCAGCAGCCACCCACTCAAGTCACCCTCGTGCAGACGTTGCATGATAACGATGATTGGGGTTTCCCGGCTGTTCTTGCGGCTTTCCAGCGTGTTCTGAAACCAGTCGATGACGTTCTGGCGCATAACCTCAGACCTTGCTTCATCAGCCTTGTGCGCATCGTCGATTACTATGCACCCGCCCCACCCATCCCGCTGCTTACCCGCGCCGAATCCGGTAATTGTTCCGCCCGTTCCCGTGGCATACATCACGCCACCCGCCGTGGTCTTCCAATGATGCGCCGCTTCGGTTGCCAACTCCACGCCGGGGAATATCGCCCGGTAATCCTCATGCTGCACCAGTGTGCGGATTTGTGAGCTGTTATTGCCTGCTAGCATAGCAGAGTAGGACGCGTGGATATATTCAGAGTCGGGATGCCTGCCCATTGTCCAAGCAATGAAGTTGATCACGGCAATCTCAGTTTTGCTGTACCGTGGTGGAATATTGATAATCAGACGCTTGCACTCGCCACGATAAACCCTCATCAGGGCATCCGCTATCTGCTTGTGATGCAGGGCGCGTGACCACTTATAGTTGCGACGCATGAGGAACATCCAGCGCGTGAAATGATAGAAGTCATGATGCGCACGTAGCGACATTGCCGCGTGCTGCTCAGGACTAAACGTCATCCGCCAAATCTCGGCAGATTTGCTCGAAGCGCTCAGGGGTAAGGACTGTCGTGGATACGTTGCCAGAATGCTGCATATCAACTGCTTGCTTTGGCTTGCCAATTGCCCGATCAAGCCATGAGTTTATAGCCTGCACTCTCACGCTTGCTGGGTTGTCCTCGTTTTGTATAATCTCAGCGAGCGTATTAATCAGCATAGGCACGCGCTCAAACATAGCAAGCCGCATCTCTTCTTTTGAGAGTGGCGTATCAGGCAGTTTGAGGCGTAATTGCTGTTTCATATCCCTATCATAGCCTTAATTACCGCCAAAAAACCAGATTGAGAAGCCACGACAATAATACCGACCACCCACATTGCCGTGCGTGCTTGCGTGACAAACGTCCGTATTTGGTCAGCCAATTCCGCTATTTTGTGCTCCGATTGACTGCCAGCAAGCTCTAAGCGGGTTAACGCTTCTCCGTGACGGTCTAATCGTGACTCTGCTTTGATAACGCGCTCTTTGATGTCGTCCATTTGTTGCTCTGTTAGCATGACACAACCCATTAAATAGATGTATGTCATCATATTAGCTGATTTAGTTCATGCCGAGCCGATAAATTTATGGTTGGTCTGCTAACTGCTGTATAGATCATCCCCAAGGAGTATTGTCAGACTCATCATCAGCCCCAACCCCGGCAGCAGATACCGCTCTACTGCCTACCACGTCCAGCCATTGTCCCCGCTGGCGGGTGATGCCACTTACAGATGATTGCGCAAATGCCGCCACAATCCAAACCAAGTAGAGCCATTGGCACGGGTTAGCAATATTGTGCCGTTGTGGTAGCGCTGGATGTGCATCTTAACAGACATATTAGCACGTTTTTTGCACCGCGCATTATCAGCCGTCATTGTTGCGCTCTACGCAAAAACGCCATGCCTAGACCGCCGATAACCCAAGATAACCCACTGATTGAGTAGTCGATAAACGGTAGGTGAGGCATACCAAAATTGTCGGACGCAATATCTAGCGCCCCCACGATGATAGCAATCGCTGCTGTGGTGTATGTGCCGTAGCCTTCGGGGACAAAGCGTGCAACCAGTTTGTAGATGCTGCTTTTCTCAACTTCGGCTTGAACATTGCTTGTAGCGGTCGGCTTCACTGGCTCATAGTATATCGGCATTGTTTCACCGTGGTTATCTGTGATGTATGTCACTGGTTTGTCGATTGGCTCGGCAACCACAACACTGCTATCAGTGTATTGCCCCAGCCACATACTAACCTCCGTTTCGCGCCTGGTTTGCAATGCACGCAATACCCGACCACCAGCCTTGTCCCAGCGCCGCAATTGCGCGGGTACGCTGTCAAAGTCGCCGTCGTTAAGCAATTGTGCCAAGGTTGACCGCTCAAGCGCCCCCTGCCCGACGTTAAAAGTCCAGCTAACCAATGCGTCGAATTGATGCTGATTAAGTGGTTGCTTGATAACGCGGCTTACTGCATCTTCAGCAACACCCAAGTCATCAACAAGGATGTCATGGATGGATTCATAGGATAGCGCTTGCTTGATGTCTATCACGCGCCCCCCCGATAGCTGGATAGCGCCGCTGGATAGTTCGTCGCGGGTTAGCAGATGCCCAACACCAATGGTTGGCAATCCTCCCGCGTCGTTATAGATAACCGCTTTGCTACCCTCAAGCTGCATAATCATCCGCACGCCCAGCGCTGATGTTTTGCTCATAAAAAATCCCCATTTGTTAGATGGGGATAGTATTGATTGATTTGGGGTTTTTATCAAGTGGGATTACAAGCCAAGTATCTGCAACACATCAGGATTAAACAACACAGTGCGATTCTTCACGCCTGCAATAATCCCCGCATCCATCGCTTTTTGCGTTGGTTTGTACTGGATTCGCGCCGGGTAATACTCGCTTGCTGTCAGATAGCCTTTATCAACCAACTGGTCGAACATCGGCTTGCACTTGCGTGCTTCCATGCCCGTTAGCACTGGCAACGTTTCCGGCGATCTTGGGTCACGCTTGCGCATACTTTTAAGTTCACTGCTAAATAAATCGAGCTGTAGCGTTTGCTGCTCAATCACCTTGTTTTGTGCATTGACGCGCTCATAGATGCCATCAACCACGTCAAGGAATACGTCAAGTACATGAGAAAAGAACTCGGTGCTTATCCATAGTGCATAGGCAACTACTAGCTTTCGGCATACGTATGTTCCGCGCATTGGTGAAGTAATATCACCGCCTACAAAAGTTTCAATTACCGAGCCATTCTGCTGATTTATTACTTGACTTTCCATAAGCCTTATTAGGTTGGTTGTTGCTTGTAAGCGCATCCAGAAAGCAGGCTGATGCTTTGCAAGCCCACCAGATGCTTTGTGGATGTCGTTGATAGAGTAAAGACCATTAGATGATTGGTTAATGGTCAGGTTTGCAATGTGGATAGTCATGTTAGTGTCTCCGTGTTGATTAAGTGCTTAGTATAATACACGACAACAAACAACACAATCGCCACACACTAAATTCCTGATACACGGATTTATTGCTTGACTTCCCATCCCACTACTTTAACCAAAGACATGAGTCAGAGCTTTAACCAAAGGAATGAGCCATCCACAGGTCTGGTTTTGGCTCAGGTTTGGCTCAATGGCTCAGGTTTGACTCAGGTTTTTTTAAGACTTGAGCCAAGTAAGTTGCTGTTATTTATAATATTTCTCTACTTTGGCTCAATGGCTCAAGAATTTTACCTACCTTTCTATACTCCCCTATACTTCCTATACCCCCATATACCCTCCCCTATATATGTTTTTCTTACTCTACAACTCTTAGTATATTTTCTTGAGCCATTGAGCCAAAGGGTATAAATAGTAGAAATAACAGCAACTTACTTGGCTCAAGTCTTAAAAAAACCTGAGCCAAACCTGAGCCAAACCTGAGCCAAAGCCCAAAACCTGAGCCATAGACCTTAGCAATCCCAACATGGTTAGTCTCCCTCATATCTTCACTGTGGTTGTCTATGCGGCGTTATCGTTCGGCGGGCGCTACGGTAGTAGCGGGAAGGGCGTTGAGTAGCTTGTACGCGATTGTGCGGGTTCGGTAGTAGCAGGAATGGTAGCAGGAAGGGCATTGCGCGTTCGGCAGTGCTACTCAAATTGAGTACCACTTGCCCAATGCCCTCAAATTTGAGGCGATCTACATCGCCACCCACAAAAAAGCCCCAATAAAGGGGCTTTCTTTCAGTAGCAACGCAACGTCGGATTATCAGGCTGCGCCGCCCAATATACCCATCCTGTTGTTGGGTGCTGTATATCGGTATCACGCCAATGCTGATTTTTGAGACGCTCCAACGTGGTCACATTGCGCTCTTTCGCCGCTAATGCCTTTGACCGTGGAGTCTGCAGGTTCAGCTTTTTAACCTTTCCAGTGCTGATGCCGTTTCTACCTTTTGCGTTACCCATGTTGTTTGTCTCCTAAGTGTTGTGTAATAACTTGCACGGCTTCTGCCGCCCCTTTGCATACTGCTACCGCGTAACCAGCTTTGGTTAGTCTGTCGTGCCAGTATTTTTGATGTGGCGATACGCTACCGCCTTTAACGCGCTTCATCTCGATAAACAATTTCAGCGATGGAAAAAACAGGTCTGGAATCCCCGCTTTAACCCCTTCGGCTTTGAGCTTTTGCGCAACAATCACGTTGCGCTCGCCGCCGTTGGGGATGGCAAAATAATCCAGACCCGGATGGTTGATGGCAAGCCAGCCGCAAAGACTGACCTGCTCGTTATGCTCTGTTGGTAGCGCCATCATATTGAACTTAGGCTGTATGTATATCGACGGATTGCGTCCGCCATATATTCCGCCGTGTCTAAGTCATCGTCACGCAATGCGCGTGTTAGTGTGCCAGTCAGGATTAGGATTAGACGCTTGGTTGCTGCGTAGCGACGATCAGATGCCAATTGCTCACGAGTAATTGCATCAACTTTGTAAGCGTATGCGATCAGACCATCCATATCCCATCCTTGTGTTTGCCCGTTAACGTCCATGTGCTCGATCAAATCAAGCGTTGAATCCAGAAAATTGCAGCGCTCTTCTAAGATGTCGCGTGCTGTTGCACTTGGGTCATTTGAGTATTTCATGGTCATCTCCGTGTTGTGTTGTTGAAAGGGTAATGTGTCGATGGGGTAATCATCGCATAGTGTCGGGCGCTTGTCAATGGGTTTTTGTCATCGAACACGCAGCCATGAAAAGCGACTCACTGTCTATGCTTAGATTCAGGCTTTCAGCGGCAATCCGTGCAGCTTTGTAGTTAGATAAGATAGCGCTAACAGTGCCTTTGTTGTTCTCCGCTTTTGCCATATCATTAAACTCTAACGCCGCAACCAACATATCAGCAACAAGCTCCCTAAATTCAGATGACAGTACAGCCCTGAATCCTTCTATGCCATCTTTATGAGAATATTTCTTTATCGTCACTATATCATTTAGTGCTGTATGCCTATCGTCAAGATACCCATCATCATCGGAGAATTCTAACCGATAAGCATAACCCTCGTATTCTGTATCGGTTTCTCTTACCGTGCTGACAAAATAAAAGCAAACATCGGGGATGCACAACATATTATCGTTACACCCAAACATAATCTTGAGAACAATATCTGTTTTTGCGCCTAAATTCGTGTGTATCCGGTATTTGTCAGTTTGAAACTTGTTTCCAATTTTACAAACAAACTCGTCAACATAACCACTCATCCACAAACGATCTTTATCTAAAAAAACATCTTGCGATACATCAACAGAAAGACCTCCTTCATGCCATTTTGTGCTTGTGGCACTGATAACATCTCCCGATGCTTTTGCAATTAACTTCTTCATCTCAAAAACTCCTATGTTTAATCTCACAAAAATCACCAGCCTTAGTCCACGCAATCGCGCGGGGCGTTTTGTGCATCTGCTTTTCAAACGCCTGCAATACGCCTTCTTTGGTTTTAAGCCCTGCAATGCCAAGTTCAACCAAAATGGAATTAGAACGCTTGCGCAAAAACGCACTGGACGCGCTGGGGTTAATGTATTCCTCGACTTGCTTGCCGCCATCTAACCAATAAGTGATTCCCACAGCTTTCTCCGTCATCCGAGCCGTCACGCGGATAACTTGCCCTTCGTGTAACTCTGTCTCTTTGCGTAGCTTCTTGATTGCCACGCCCTCTGCTTTTAGTGCCAGCTTCTCGTTAGGGTCAATAAGCTCTTGACCGCAATGCACACACTCACGCGCCGATAAAGCGTTCTCGCCTGCACAATTTGGGCATTCTCGAAAGTTCCATCTGTGGCTACACTGGATAACATCATGCGCTGTCTGACTCATCCCGCCA